TAGAAAATCACTTGGACGCGCGTTCCTTGCATATCAACCCGCAATTCGTCGTAGTCACTTTTCACATGGGTTGGCATAGTCTTCAACCATTCTGCGAATGCGCTGTCTTCGTATAGTGTTTCGTTGGTCATTGTGTCACCCCTGTTTGTTGTATTGGTTAATGCTATTCATCTGATTCAAGCTGTACCAGTTCGGTTCCATTGCGGTGGGCATACTCTGATAATTCAAGCACCGCACTGCGCCAATTCTTAAAGTTGCTCTCGGTGTGACCGTCAAAGCATTCATCATCAAAGCACATGAATAGCGTAGCGTATTCGTTGCAATCGCCGTAGCAGTCTACGCTGTATCCGTATTTAGTTTTTATTGTAGTCATAATATCACCTCTATTTGTTTGTTTGTTTAGTGCGCCTATCTTAGTCTCTACCGATTTACCCAGTCAAATACTATTTAGCTATAATGAAATGCTAAACCATCCATGTAAGTTATATAGCCTCGGTCCGCATAGGGACTGTGGCGTATGAATAAGTCTAGACAGTGGCTGTAGAGTACCACCATAGACACACGCCCCAGACTACACAGCCTGTGGATAACCTGTGGAGAAACTGTGGATAACTCTGCGACCAGGCATGTATAACCTGTGGATAACTCTGCAGGACTCAGCAGGCTGAGGTGGGTGTGCTAGCGGGGACGGGGGAGGGGCTGGAGTCTGTGGAATTGTTACTGTACCCCATCAGATACAAAAAAGAGTCAAAATAGACCTCTGTTAACTAACCAGTCAATACAGCACATAGTCTATATAAGCTATTGAAATCTAAGGAGAAACAAAAGCGACTGCGGAGACTCTGTGACTGCTGAAATCCGCTGGAGAAAGGACAGCTCTCTAACGGGACTAACCAAGGGTTAACCAAGCTTCTAAAGTTATTTAGTTAATAATGAAAATAGTTCTTGACTTTTGACTAAAAATATGCTATAATAGACTATATAGTTAAAAGCACTCTTTAATAGCTCTTTAACTCCCTATAGCACCTCTTAGATATAAATTAAAAACATATAATAAATATCTTTAAATATTACTTCTAATGTCGCTATAGCGAGTTAAGGCGCTCTAAGCACTGTAGCGCTCTAAGCACTAAAGAGCGTTTAAGACTACATAGACTCTATAGAGGCAATCTATGTCTAAAAAGGTAGGAAGACCCAGTAAGGCTTTGGTTAATAATAAAACCAAGGGCAGCAGAGTAGCACGAGGCAGACCTAAAGGGGATGCTGCTGTCATCGAAGACTACAAAGCAAGAATGCTTGCATCGCCAAAGAGTAGGAAGGTGTTAGACAGCATTCTCAATGCAGCGTTAGATGATGACCACAAGAACCAAGCAGCGGCTTGGAAGCTCTGTATGGATAGGTTATTACCTGTTAGTTATTTTGAGAAGGATAAAGCAGGTGGTAGCAGAAGCGCTATAAACATATCAATAACTGGTGTTGGTGGAGAGACTACAATTATCTCTGGCAGCGAAGAAGCAGAAGAGGTTGATTATCAAGATGTCCCATGAATCTAAATACTTCTCAAGAGGCGAGTTTGCTTGTCAGTACACAGGCGAGAATGAGATCAAAGACGAACTCATTAAGAAGCTTGACTTGTTAAGAGCAGCTTGTGGTTTCCCCTTCATCATCACCAGCGGCTATAGAAGCCCAACACACCCCATAGAAGCTAAAAAGGAGAAAGCAGGAACACATGCTCAAGGCATTGCAGCTGACATTAAAGTCAGTGGTGGAAATCAAAGATATACAATTGTTAAACATGCCATCGCGCTTGGTTTTAATGGCATTGGAGTTGCTAGTAATTTCATCCATGTTGACATCCGCGACCTTGACGATAATGAAGCTCCTGTAGTGTGGGTTTACTAGTTGACTGAATTAGCGGTAGCTCTACTTCCGTGGCAACAAGAGGTCTTCAACGACCCCACACGGTTTAAAGTAATAGCGGCAGGACGCAGGACAGGGAAGTCTAGGTTAGCTGCTTGGCTACTAATCATCAATGCCTTACAGGTTAAACGCGGCCATGTGTTCTACGTTGCCCCTACACAGGGTCAGGCTAGAGACATTATGTGGCAGACGCTGCTAGAGCTTGGACACCCCGTTATAGCCAGCAGCCACGTCAACAACCTACAGATTAAGCTAGTCAATGGCGCTACCATAGCCCTGAAGGGTGCTGACAGACCAGAGACTATGCGTGGTGTTAGCTTGAAGTTCTTGGTTATGGACGAATACGCTGATATGAAGCCAGAGGTGTGGGAGCAAATCCTTAGACCTGCTCTTGCGGATCAGAAGGGTAATGCACTCTTCATTGGTACGCCAATGGGTCGTAACCACTTCTATGATCTTTATCAATATGCTTGTATAGCAGACGATGAAACATTTAAAGGTTGGCACTTTACAAGCTACGACAACCCACTACTAGACCCTAAAGAGATTGAAGCAGCTAAGAAGTCTATGTCTGCCTTCTCGTTTAGACAAGAGTTTATGGCTTCCTTTGAAGCTGCTGGTGGAGAGTTATTTAAAGAAGAACATATTAAATTCAGCGAAGAAGAACCTGAGAATGGTCAGTTTTATATTGCTGTGGATTTGGCAGGATTTGCAGATGTCCAAAAAACTACTACTAAAACCAAACGACTTGACCAAACGTCAATTGCGGTGGTTAAGGCAAGCGAAGAGGGCTGGTGGGTTGCTAACATCATTCACGGACGCTGGGGTGTTGAAGAGACAGCACGAAAAATCTTTGAAGCAGTTAGAGACTATCAACCAGTTGCTGTCGGAATCGAAAAGGGAGCCTTGAAGAACGCTGTCTATCCCTACTTAAATGACATAATGAAAAAGAACCAACGCTTCTTCCGCATTGAAGAGTTAACACACGGCAATAAAAGAAAGATAGATAGGATTGTATGGGCGCTGCAAGGGCGCTTTGAACACGGTACAATCACATTAAACACGGGGACATGGAACAGTCAGTTCTTAGACGAGTTGTTTCAGTTCCCAAACGCACTTGTTCACGATGACTTGATAGACTCCTTAGCCTACATAGACCAGTTAGCTAAGGTAGCCTACGCAATTGATTTTGAAGAAGATGAACATGAATATTTAGACTCATACTCAGGATACTAATATGTCTTTTGATAAAGATGATTTTTACATCAGCGAAACACTAGAAGGCTGGGTTGGTGAGAAGTGCCAGTCGTGGCGCGACTACTACGAAGCAAACTATTCACAGCGCTTTGACGAGTATTACCGCCTGTGGCGTGGACAGTGGAGCCACGAAGACAAGACACGAGAGTCTGAGCGTTCCCGCATTGTAAGCCCTGCACTGCAACAGGCTGTTGAGTCGTCTGTAGCAGAGCTGGAAGAAGCTACCTTTGGACGTGGTAAGTGGTTTGATATTAAAGATGATCTGCACGACCAAGACCCACAAGACATTGTTATGCTTCGTCGTCACTTGACAGATGACTTTAAACGAAACAAGGTTAGAAAGAGTGTAGCAGAGTGTTTAATCAACGCTGCTGTGTTCGGTACAGGCATTGCAGAGATTGTACTGGCTGAAGAAAAAGAGATGGCTCCAGCAACACAGCCTATCATGGACGGTCAGCTACAAGCTGTTGGTGTTACTATCAAAGACCGTACAGTGGTTAAGATAGAGCCTGTTATGCCACAGAACTTCTTGATTGATCCAATGGCAACTTCTGTTGAAGACGCTATGGGCTGTGCTGTTGACCGCTTTGTGTCTAAACACATTGTAGAGCAGCTACAGGAACAAGGTGTCTATCGTGATGTAGAGATTGGTGAAGCCTCTTCCGACACCGACATCGAACCAGATCAAGACCTGTCACGCTATGACGAAGACAAGATAAGATTAACCAAATATTATGGATTGGTTCCTCGTCACTTGCTCACAGAAGCTATGACGGACGAAGACGCAGAAGAGGAAGACTTAGAAGTAGATGATGAAGAAGACGACAGCTACTATGTAGAAGCTATTGTTGTCATTGGCAACGACGGTATTCTTCTTAAAGCAGAAAAGAATCCGTACATGATGCAGGATCGTCCAGTCATTGCATTCCCTTGGGATATTGTTCCTAGCCGCTTCTGGGGTCGTGGTGTATGTGAGAAAGGGTATAACTCTCAAAAGGCGTTAGACGCTGAACTACGCGCTCGTATCGACGCTCTAGCACTCACTATCCACCCAATGATTGCTATGGACGCTTCTCGTATGCCTAGAGGCTCCAAACCAGAGATTAGGCCAGGAAAAATTATCTTGACAAATGGTAATCCAGCAGAAGTGTTGCAGCCATTTAACTTTGGTAATGTTAATCAAATTACCTTTGCACAAGCAGATGCTCTACAACGCATGGTACAGACCGCTACAGGCGCTATAGACAGTGCTGGTATCTCAGGGTCTATTAACGGAGAAGCCACGGCAGCGGGCGTTTCTATGAGTTTAGGCGCTATCATCAAGCGTCACAAGCGTACATTGATCAATTTCCAAGAATCTTTCATCATTCCTCTGGTGTCTAAGGCTGCCTATCGTTATATGCAGTTCCAACCTGAGATGTATCCTGTTGCAGACTACAAGTTTGAAGTTAGTAGCTCGCTAGGCATCATTGCTCGTGAATACGAAGTAACTCAGTTGGTGCAGTTGTTGCAAACAATGTCTCCAGACACCCCTATGTACCCACAATTGATTCAATCTATCATTGATAACATGAATCTTTCTAACCGTGAAGAGCTTATTGCGTCTCTGAAGCAGGCTAACGAGCCTAATCCAGAAGCACAGCAGGCACAGCAGGCAGCACAACAGGCTCAGTTGGCCTTCCAAGCGTCACAAACTGCTGCACTTAACGGTCAAGCTACAGAATCTCAAGCTAGAGCGCAGAAGATTACTATGGAAGCTCAAGTAATTCCACAGGAACTAGAGATTCAGCGCATGAAAGCAGTCACTACTAATCTGCAAGCGGGTACACAGGACGACAAAGAGTTCGAACGCCGTCTGAAAGTGTCTGAGCAGCTGCTTAAAGAGCGTGAGATTGCTGTCAAAGAGGGTGCTAAAGCCCCTGCAGCGCCACAACCACAAGGACTAATGCCACAATGATTACACGCAGAGAGTTACAAGACGTTGTAGTGCAGGTTAATGCCAGCTTTGAGGAGGTGTTAAAGCGATTAGCTGCACTGGAGGCCAAGGAAAAACAAGAGGTTGTTGTTAAGAAACCAAAGGCCAAGCAAGACTAGCATAAGATACTGTTTTGGTTACTCTAGGTGGTGTTTTGCCGCTTAGTGTAGCTGTTTAAGCACCTTATAGAGAGATAGATATGCCAACAGACAAGAAAGACCCACGGTTAGCTAGAGCAGGCGTAAGCGGTTATAACAAACCTAAGCGTACACCTAGCCACCCAAAGAAAAGCCACGTTGTTGTAGCCAAGGTAGGCGACCAAGTTAAGACAATCAGGTTTGGTGAGCAAGGCGCTAGTACAGCAGGCAAGCCCAAGGCAGGCGAAAGCGAAGCAATGAAGAAGAAACGCGCTAGTTTCAAAGCTCGTCACGGCTCTAACATTGCTAAAGGCAAGATGTCAGCAGCTTACTGGGCAGATAAGGAGAAGTGGTAAATAATAAAAATATTACTTGACTTTTATAGCATTTTGTGTTATAATAGAGCTGTAGTATATAACAATAACTTATAAAAACTGTCCTAAATGGAGAAACAGTATGATTGATAAAGAACTTGAGCAGTATTACGATAACTACCGCACTATGTTTATGGATGCTGGCTGGAAACAACTACAGCAAGACCTGATGCAGAACGCTACTGTTATCAACTCAGTTGAAGCGTGTAAAGATGGTAATGACCTGTACTTCCGTAAAGGGCAACTGGCAGTCATTGCAAACATCCTCAACTTAGAAGCTCAAATCAAAGCAGCCGAAGAGCAAGCTAACGAGGAACCAGAAGAAGTAGAAGCGTAATGGCTCTGCTTTTTGATTTTAAATGTGAAGATGGACATGTCAATGAAAGACTTGTCAAATCTGGAGTAACACACACACCTTGCTTAGATTGTAACAAGATGGCTGAAAAGATTATATCTCCTGTACGTTCTGCTTTAGACCCCATTAGCGGTGATTTTTTAGGTGCAACCGAGAAGTGGGCGAAGAACCGTCAGCAGAAGATATTACAAGAGAGAAAGGCTAACTCGTAAGAACCCTTTCATAATATAAACCTCCACAATGATTTAGATCACGGAGTTTAATAATGGCAACACTCATAGACGAGCGTCCAGAAGACGAAGACGAAGTAAACACCGCTCAACAGGAGCCTGAATATCAGCAACCTCCTGAAGAAGACATACCAGAG